CCGGGCCCGCTATGAATGCGCCAATAACGGCTACGCTGGCGGCCTCGTTCGGACCCTGGCGAACGACACGATCGGCACGGGGCCCGGCCTGCAGGTAATCGATATCGCGGTCGAGCGCGAGGACGCCGTCGCCGTCGAGGATTCATTCTGGGAATGGACTCTCGCGACGCGGTTCGCGCAGAAATTGCACGCAATGCGAATGGCGAAGGCTCGCGACGGCGAGACGTTCGCGCAGTTTTTCGACAATCCCCGCGTCGCGCATCCGGTCCGCTTCGATTTCAACGTGTTCGAAGCGGATATGTGCGCGACGACGATTTACGACACGACCCTTGAAAACATTCTGGACGGCCTTTTCGTTGACGATTACGGGAACGTCACGGCGTACAACATCCTCCGCCAGCACCCGGGCGAAGCGTATCTCACGATGGTATTGAAGGCCGATGTCATTCCGGCGCGGGACATTCTCCATTTGTTCCACGCCAACCGGCCCGGCCAGTATCGCGGCGTGCCGGAGCTCACGCCGGCCCTCCCGCTCTACGCGCAGCTCCGCCGCTATACGCTGGCGGCCCTCCGCTCGGCTGAATCGGCCGCCGAGATCGCGTGGTTCCTGAAAACGCAGCAAGCGCCGAACGAAATGACGTTTTCCGACGCCTTCGACCTCCTCGACACGGAACGCGGCATGGGAATGGTGCTGCCGGAAGGTTATGAGGCGATGCAATTGAAGGCCGAGCAACCGACGAATACTTATCCCCAATTCAAACGCGAGATCATCGCCGAGAGCTCGCGGCCCGTGAGCGTCCCCTATAACGTCGCCGCCGGCGATTCGTCGTCTTACAACTATTCGTCGGGGCGCCTCGATTCGCGAAACTATTTCAAATCAATCCGCGTCGAGCGGTTCTACTTCGAATGCGAGGCACTCGAGCCGATCCTCCGCCGCTGGTGGGCCGAGGCGATCGTCAAAGATCCGGCGATCCCGGAAAGCCTCCGCCGCAAAACGCCGCCGAAACACGTTTGGACGTGGGACGGCGAGGAGCATATCGACCCGCTCAAAGAATCGAAAGCGGACAATCAGGATCTCGTTTCGGGCGCGACGAACCTCGCCGTGATCTGGGGGCGCCGCGGGATGGATTGGGAAACCGGCCTTCGCCAGCGAGGCCGCGAGATCGAGCTCGCGCATGAGCTCGGTATTCCCGTGCCAGGCGAAACAGCTCCCGCCGCGCTCCCGGTCGATCAGGCCGCGCTCGACGAAGCGGCCGCCGAGGCCGCCGATCTCGCCCGAGAGGAGGCCGGCCCGTGATCGCCCGCCGCCGCCGCCGCTCCCGCCCGTTCCCGATCCTCGCCGCCGCGGCCCCAGCCGCCCCGACCGCCGGCCCGACCCCGGTCCTGCGTCTGACGGCCGCGATCGAGCTCACCGCCGCGAAGGCCGAAGGGGCCCGCCCGACGTTCGAGATTATGGCCTACACCGGGGCCCCGATGAACGTCGAGGGGTTCTACAGCCCCGTCGTCGTCGAGCTCGCCGGCGTCCGAACGCCCTCCGAACAAATCCCGATCCTCCTCGATCACGACACGGCGCAAATCATCGGCCAGGGGGCCGCCCGAACCGACGCGGAAGCCGTCCGCGTGAGCGGCGAAGTGATGGGGGCGACGCCCGAGGCGGCCCGCGTCGTTTCCCTGGCGAAAGACGGTTTCCGCTGGCGGGCCTCGATCGGCGCCAATGTCACCCGCCGCGAATTCCTCGAGGCGGGAAAAAAGGCGATCGTCAACGGCCGCGAAATCACCGGGCCGATGATCATCGCCCGGGAAGTCACGCTGCAGGAGGTTTCATTCGTCGCCATTGGGGCAGATTCGCAAACGTCCGCGGCCGTCGCCGCTTCTCATTCCAACGGCGCCGCCGGCGGCGCCACCGCAAGAGGGGGTAATCCCGTGGACCCGATTTTTAAAACGTGGCTCGAAGCGCAGGGTTATTCCAACGTCGAAACCCTGTCAGATCAGCAACTCCGGCCGCTCCTGGCCGCCTGGAAGGCCGAAACGGCGCCGCCGCCGTCGCCGTCGCCTCCGCGGCCGGGAGCGACGATTGATAAGGTTCTCGCCGACGCGAAAGCGGACGGCGAATATCGGCAGAAGATCGGCGAGATCACGGCTCAATTTCTCCTCGAGACGCCGGGCCGCGACGTCGAGACGATCAACAAGATCGAGGCCCTCGCCGGCGTCGCCGTCCAGGCCAAATGGACGCCGGAGAAATACGAAAACGAGCTCCTCAAAGCGAGCCGGCCGGCGACGCCCGTTTTCCGGCCGAGCGCCCTCGGCGTGGATCGCCTGACAAACCGCGTCCTCGAGGCGGCGGCCTGCGCAGCGGGCCGGCTCGAGGATTACGAAAAGGCGTTTGACGATCAGACATTGCAAGCCGCGCAGGATCGCTTCCCGACCGGGATCGGCCTGAAACAATTGATCCTCATTCACGCCGAGGCGAACGGCTACCGCGGCAATTATTCGCAAGATGTCACGATCGAGGCGCAGCGGGCCGCCTTCGGAATGATCGCCCCGAACCGCTTGCAGGCGAGCGGCTTTTCAAACCTCTCGATTGCGACAACGCTTTCGAACGTCGCGAATAAATTCCTGATGCGCGGCTGGAACTCGGTCGATATGACGCCGACGCGGATTGCCCGGATTCGGAACGTCCGCGATTTCAAACAGATCACGACCGTGAGCCTCACCGGCGATCTGATCTTCAAGCAAGTCGGGCCCACCGGCGAAATTACCCACGGGACGCTTGGCGAAACGGTTTACACGAATCAAGCCAACACCTACGCGCGGATGTTGGCGATCACCCGGACCGACATCATTAACGACGACCTGGGCGCCCTCACCGACGTTCCGTTCAAGCTGGGCCGCGGGGCGGGCCTCAAATTGAATGACGTATTCTGGACGATCTTCCTCGGCGCCGAGGCGGCCGGATTTTTCTCGGTCGCGCATAACAACCTGAACACGGCCGCCGGCGACGTCAATGCGACGAACCTCTCGACGGCGGAAACAATGTTTTTGAATCAGACCGATCCCGACGGTTTCCCCGTGGGGCTCGAGGCGAAAATCATTCTCGTGCCGACCGCCCTCAAAGCGAACGCCTACACGATGATGACGTCGGAGCGAATGATCGTCAGCGGGAGCACCGGCGTTCTGGGCGATCGGAATATCTGGATGGATCGCTTCACCGTCGAATCGAGCCCATATATGTCGAATCCCGTTTACACCGGGAACAGCGCGAACGCATGGTACATGCTCGCCGATCCGAATACGCTTCCCGTCGTCGAGATCGCGGCCCTCAACGGCCGGATCGAACCGACGGTTCAAAGCGCCGACGCGGAATTCAACGTCCTAGGAATTCAAATGCGCGGCTATGCGGATATTGGCGTGGCGATGCAGGAATACCGCGGCGGCGTGAAATCGCGAACATAGTTTTGACAGTGGACAGAGGACAGTTGACAGTTGAGACGGGGGCGCGATGCTTCCACAACCTTATTACCAGCGCGGCGATATGACGCTTTATCACGGCGATTGCGTCGAGCTCTTGCCGCTGATCGACGCGGAAACCATCGATGCCGTCGTGACCGACCCGCCGTATCCAAGCTATCACGTCGAGCTCTATAGATTTTCCGAGGGCTCGATTTTCCTCCTCAATCGCCTTCAATGCGTGCAATTCATTTTTTGGACCCCCTCGGCGCCGTTCCCGCTGCCTTGGAATGGTAAGCGCATTTGGGATAAATGCGTCGGGACTTGCACGCAATTTGAGGAAATTTATGAGCGAAGACGCGGAAGCGGCTTCCGAATTCATCGCGCCTATTCAATGGGCTGTTTCAGCTCGGTCGGCGCGAAAATGACCGGAGAAGTGATTTCCGGCCATCCATCGCAAAAGCCGATTAAATTGATTGTTGAATTAGTCGAAGAATGCCCGGGAAATTGCATTCTCGACCCCTTCCTCGGTTCGGGCACGACGGCGGTTGCTTGTCTGCGGACGGGGCGGCGATGTATCGGGATCGAGATCGAGGAAAAGTATTGCGAGATCGCGGCGAAACGGATCGACCGCGAGCTCGATCAAGGCCGGCTGTTCAAGCCCGAGCCGGCCCGGGAAAGACAACTGGAATTGATCGCCTGATAATTTCTCAGGAGCCCGACAAATGACAACCGAACATACACACAAACACGGCGAAGCGCATTCCGGCCCTGGGCCGCACAACGCGGGCCCCGGCGACAAGGGACCGGGCGGTCACGGCGGACCCGGCGGACCGGGAGGCCCGGGAGGCCCAGGCGGGCCCGGCGGACCCTTCGGCCCAGGCGATCGCGGCGAGCGGGATCTCACGCCGGAGCCGACGGCCTCCGTGACGGGCCAGGCGCTCTACGTGCACGGAGATCCGGTCATGGAACAATATACGCCGACAGTCACCGCGGTTGCGGTCGGGCAAGTCGTTTTGATCGGCCCGCTCGTGACGATCGCGCATGCGGCAATCGCGCTCAATGCGGTCGGCGCCGTCGCGATCGGGGGAGGCGTTTATAACTGCAAAAATATCAGCAACGCCGCCAGCGGCGCCAAGGTTTGGTGGGACCCGGTCGCATTCGGCGTCACGACCGTTTCCGCCGGCAATTCGGTTTTCGGTTTCATCGCCTCCGGCGGCGGCGGCGGCGCCAACAGTCCCTGCAACGCGATGCATCAACCGATGAACTAATTTTGAGAGTTGACAGTGGACAGTAGACCGTTGTGACGGACGGCGCCTTTCTACTGTCAATTGTCAACTGTCCACTGTCACCGGGGAGCGGTCAATGCGGATTCGATTTCGCGTAAATCTCGGCAGTCGCGACGCCGCGGGCCTCGGCCTTGAATTTCGGGAATGCGGGGAGGGATCAGAAGCGGACGTGCCGGCCAAAGCGGCCGAGTGGCTCATCAATCACGGCTACGCCGTATCCCTGGCAGGAGGTGAACCACCGGCCGCCGAGGCGCCGGCCGGCGCCCAGGGCGACGAAGGCCGGCCCGACAAGCGCGGGAAAAAATGACCTATGCCCTTTCTCGATAACGCGGCCGCCTGGCTCGATTCGACGCTCGCCACTTCGGACGGCGAGCTGGTGACGTTCCGGGACGGGGCCCTCGAGGTTCCCGACGTCGTCGCCGTGATCGGCGCAACGCCCGTCGGTTTCGACCTGGGGAACGGCATTCTGCAAAGTTGGCTGACAACCGATTTCCTGATCGCCGCGAACGAGATCGCCGATCCGTCGGGGAATGAAATCACGCCGGAGGTGGGCCAGGAGATCACGCGGATCGTTCGCGGCAAGGCGATTACCTATCGGGTTTGCATTCTCGACGACGGCCATTGCTTCCGCGCGACCGATCCCAGCCGGCGGACGCTGCGGATCCATACCAAACAGGCGCCTTCATGACGGCCGCGATTGTCACCCTTTGCGAGCTCGCCGTCGCCGCGATCAACGCGGCCGCGGGCGCCGGCGATTTCCCCAAACCTGTCACGGCCGCCGAGGATTACGCTTTGACGCTGGCGACGGAGGCCTCCCAGGATTGGATCGTTTTCGTCCAGCCGGGGCCGGCCCTCACAAAACCGGCGACGCTCGACGGGAGCCTCACCGAGCAGTTTTCGCTCCGGCTCATTATTCACACGCAATGCCGGGCCGATGACGTCGCCGCGATCAAATCGCTCCTGGGCGTGGTCGAGCTCGCCGGCGACGCCGTCCGCGGGGCCTTGACGCCCGAATACAGTTTCACCGGCGCCGGCTATATGAGCTCCGGCGGCGAGGCAAATCATATTTACGACCCCGTCCGCCTGCGCGACGACGCGGTTTTTTTGTCCGAGCAATTGCTCAGTATCGATACGGTCCGGGACCCGGCCTGACGGCGAAGCGCAATGATTGTTCAAAAGGGGGGATCACGCAAAGGCGCAAAGGCGCAAAGGAAGGATGACCGGAATTCTTTGCGCCTTTGCG